TGCCAAATGAAGTTGCAACTCATGGATCAACTGCAAATCTAAAGACGATAGATGATTTTGGTAAGACTTACTTGAATGCACAAGGACTTGTAGGAAAAAAAGGAATAGTAATTCCAACAGAAAGTGACCCCCCAGAACTTTGGGCAAAGTATTACAAAGAAATTGGTGTTCCAGACACTGAAGATGGTTACGAGTTGGAAGACGTAGAGGCACTTAAAGAAAAGAAAATAGACCTTACAGAATCTAAGAAAGCATTTATGAAGAGAATGAGGGATGCTAAAGTACCTAAAGCAGCAGCTAAAGAAGCTTGGAAATTCCATCAAGATGCTATACTCGCTAATAGAAATAAAGTAGAAGATATGCACAAGTTGAATGTAAGTAAAGCTGTTGAAGCACTTCAATCTGAATGGGGTACTGAATATGATGCAAATATAAAACGAGTTCAGAGCGTAATAAGTATGGTGGCTCAAGAAGAACCTGAACTTATGAAAATTATAGATGCGCGTGGATGGAAGAAAGATACCGCGTTTGCAAAAGTAATATACGCACTAACAAAGGACTTTACAGAAGACAGATTGAATGTACAGACTAATCCATTAGAAAGAGAGGCAACCTTAAATTCATGGTTAGCAGAACAATCTGCTAATAGAGACAAGAGTCCTTTCTATAATGAACACGACCCAATGCATAAACAGTATGTGGATAAGTTCAATAAATTAGCAGCAAAAGCAAAAAAGAAATAATCAGACAATCTCGCAAGAGACCTGTGAAATAGTATTACAAACCGGACAACCTCGCAAGAGACCCAACTTAGAATCACATCTACAAAAACTAATCTCAAGAAATAAGAATTACTTCGAGACAACTGGTTGAAGTGGATTACTAAAGTCTACAGAAGTGGACTTAATTTCAACTAAATAGAGGTAATTTATCATGGCAACAGATAATAGTGTATTAAGAAATTATGCCTTCGAGGCAATTTTTCAACAGGAATGGCAGCAAAATAAGTCTGCCCTTAGAAATCTTATGATTAATAAGATTCTTATGAATGAATATTACAAGGCGTTTTCTATTGTCGGTGCAGTTGCATCCGGCACTACGCTTACTCCAGGTGCTCACGCTGCTACTACATTCTTAGATCATGCAACAACTCAGAGGGGTGTAAAGATTAGTCCTTATACTCGTGCTGACCTTATTGATGATGCAGAGAAAGTAGCCGCTGTTGCAGATCCTACCAATGAATATATGTTGGCAGACCTTGCTTACTTTGAGAGATGCTGCGATGCAGCAATCATCGCTGCTTTTGATGGTACAGCAACTACAGGCGCAACCGCTGGTGGAACTGAAGCATACGATACAGATATGGATGTTACATCTAGTGGGTCTCTTACTTATTTGGCAATTCTCGAAGCCAAAGAGAATATGAATGCTAATTCAGTACCAAGAAGTAACAGATGTTTGATTATAGGTGAAGACCAGGAAACAGACTTATTCCAGATAGATGAGTTTATTTCTGGCGACTATAATATTCATAGACCAATCTATGAAACAGATTCTGCAATAATTGGTAATATCGCTGGTTTCACAGTTATTAGTATGGCTCAATCACTATTGGGTACTACTGGTGGATATAACAAGAACTTCTACTTCCATAAAGATGCTATGGCGTTTGCAATTGGTGGTGGAGCACTTGGTTTCTGGGCTAAAATCTCGGAGAACCCATCATATAACTTTGAGACTCAACTTCAGACATATTGGAATATCGGCGCTTCTAGATTCAGAGAAACAGGTGTTGGTAGAATCCTTGTCTAATAACAATAATATATAGATATCTATAATAGGTGGGGAGAAATCCCCACCAAACAAATTATTCAGGAGATAAAGATATGGCAGCAAGCAAAGTTTCTATATGCAATGGCGCATTAATAAAAATTGGTGTAGACCCAATAGATTCAATTTCTGAAGACACGAGACAAGCAGAAGTTCTTAATAGGATATATGATAACAAACTCGATTATGTACTTAATAAGCATGATTGGGACTTCGCTATAAAAAGAGATACGCTTGCACAATCAACTACTGTACCTGAATATGAATATACTTATTGTTATCAACTACCTACAGATTGTATCTATATAATAGATGTGTATGAAGATGATGATTGGAAGGTAGAAGGTAATTTTATATTATCTGATGAAGAAACATGCCAAATAAAATATATATATGCAAGACCATCCGAAGCATACTTATCACCTATATTCTGTGAGGCATTAGAATTCTATATTGCAGCGTCTGTTTGTAATCTACTTACCGATGATAAAGGTTCCTACGATAGGATGATGGATGGTTACAATAAAGTAATTAAGGATGCAAAGTGGAGAGATTCTTTGCAAAAAGCAACTAAATATATGAAAGAACCTACAGTTATTACTGTGAGATAATAGTATGAGGAGATTAGATTTAGTAGGATGGAAATTTGGTAGATTAGTTGTTCAATCTTTTTCACATATCAATAAATATAGTTATTGGAATTGTATTTGTGATTGTGGGAATGAAATTGTTGCACGAGGTAGTCATATTGTTGATGGTAATATTAGTTCATGTGGATGTTATCAAAGACAAAGAATGTCCGAAGTACATAAAGGAAAAACATTCAAACATTCTGAACAAACAAAACAAAAATTAAGAAAACCTAAACCTATTGAATTTGTAGGTAAGATATCTGGAAGTAATAATCATAATTGGAATCCTAATAAAACTACAGAACAAAGAATAAAAGAAAGACATCTACCAGAAATTTATGAATGGAAGTATTTAGTAAAAGAACGCGATGGTTTTACCTGTCAGCAATGTGGAGATAGTACAGGTGGTAATCTTAGAGCACATCATTTATATGGTTATGATAATTTTGCATTATTAAGGACAGAAGTATCAAATGGAATTACATTTTGCGATAAGTGTCATAAAAAATTTCATCATATCTATGGATATGGCAATAATACTAAAGAACAAGTAGATGAATTCATGGAGGATAGTCATGCCATCTAACTATGCATTGAATAATTTTGTTGCGGGGGAATTTTCTCCAAGGTTATCTACTAGAATAGATATAGAAAAATATAAGTCCTCTTGTTACGAACTTACTAACATGTCAGTATGGTCGCATGGTGGAGCATGGAAAAGACCTGGAACTGAATACATTGCGACAGTAGGTGATACATCTAACAATGTTAGGCTAATACCTTTTATTAACTCAGAAACAGTTGCATATGCATTGGAATTTGGAGATGAGTATATTAGATTTTTCAAAGACAAAGCACAAGTAGCCACAGTAAGTGGTGTACCATATCAAATTACCAGCCCGTATACCTCAGAACAATTAAGTGAAATAAAATATACTCAGATAGCAGATGTTATGTATCTTGTGCATCCAGATGTACACCCACAAAAACTTACTCGTTACGCCAACAATAGTTGGACTATAGAAGATATTCCATTCTATGATGGACCATTCCTAGATAAAAACGATGATGAAACTATATTTATTACTATATCAGGTACTGACCTACTTGAAGGCACTTTAGTAACAGTGACTGCCTCTGGGTCTAACATATTTAATTCCAATCATGTGGGCGCGTTGTGGAAAATAGAGGGTACTGTTACAGAGTCTTCTGTAATTAATACTGCTAACACATGGACAGAATCTGTTCCTATTGGTAATAATGAAACATTTCAGTTTAATATACTTGGTACATTTGTAGCCGACATAAAATTACAAAGGTCTATTGATAATGGCGAGAACTGGACAGACTTCGCTACCTACGATGATAATATACAAGCACAGATAACAGAAAGTATAGAAGATGCATGGTATCGTGCTGGTATTGCTACTGGTGGTTATACGTCAGGTAGTGCTACCTTGCAAATAGTAAAATTGAATCAATGTGGTTATGTACAAATATACAACTATGTTTCCACAACTCAAGTACAAGCAGAAATTATATCCGACTTACCAACCGCGGGTCCTACATATGAATGGTATGAGGGTGCGTTTAGTCCTTCAAATGGGTATCCTTGTGCTATAGCAATATTCAAACAAAGATTAATATTATCAGGGTGTGCGGGATTGCCTAATTATATATGGGGTTCTGTAATAGATGACTATGAGAACTTTGATATAGGTGTTGGTAATGCCGACGATTCATTCATGTATAAACCTGATTCTGGTCAGCTAAATATAATAAAATCACTAAGACCATTCAAAGACAGTCTTCATATATTTTCTAACGGTAGCTGTTCACGCTTTTACTATAATAGTGGGGAAGCAAATATTGACGAGGAATTTGCATCGACAGGTAATAATTATGTACAATCTATAAATGTAGGAACATCTACTTTACATGTACAAAAAGATGGAAAAGTAATATGGAAGAAATACTATAATGGAGATACATATGCCTATGAAGATATCAATATCACTGAAATAGCAGAGCATATGTTTAGAAATACTACTATTAATGATATAGTATATGCTAACGAACCGGACACCATGTTGTATGTATTAAAAGATGATAATACTATGTCAGTATGTAAACTTGATATGTCGCAAGGCGTAATAGCGTATAGTGACTATGTGACAGATGGATACTTTGAAAGTGCGTGTGTAATACCAGGTCAGATAGAAGACGAGGTATGGTTATCAGCAGTAAGAGAAAATGAAGATGGTCAGACTAGATTTATTGAAGTATTATCAAGTAGTAGATGGGCTGATGTATCAGAAGCAAATTATTTAGATAGTATGCTTACTTATTCAGGTACAGCCACTACTGATATTTATGGTTTAGACCATTTGAAAGGATGCACTGTTGGAGTAACTTGGTCAGGTACATATATAGGAGATTATGAAGTCAATACTAATGGACATTTAACCTTGGATGATCCATATACAGGACTTAAAATAGGACTCAAATATGATGTAGCCTTAGAGACCATGCCTATAGAGATGCCAGCACAACTTGGTAATAGTCAAAATAAGAATAAGATTATTACAGCAGTATCAATTCGTTTTATGGATACACTTGGTGGTTATCTTGGATATGACACCAGTAATATGAAACCAATAAGTTCTATTACATCTGGTCAAACTATGTATGGTGAAACTAGACCATTATTTACTGGTTACAAACGGTTACAGTTTCCTAAAGGATATGATAGAGATATAAAAGTTCGATATGAGAATGAAGACCCAGTACCTGTTCATATAATAACTATCATTCCAGAAATCAGTGTAGGATAAAGGAGAATAACTATGTGGCAAGCTATTGTAACAATTGGCGCAGGTTTATATAATGCATACAAACAAGCCAGTTCTACTAAAGAATATGCAGAAGATCAGGCTGAAGCTGATAGAAAAGCCGCAGAAGCCAATGCTGCAATTTCTCGTTATGATGCTGAAGTTGCATTGAAATTAAAAGAAGCCTCCCAATATAAAACAACAGTTGCTCTTGCAAATCAATCAAATAAAATAATGGAACTACTTGGTAGTCAAAAGTTTGCATATGCAGATAATGGTATATCAGTAGGTGTTGGTACTCCTGCACAAACATTAGATAGAACAAGAGAACTTGGTAAAAGAGATGCGGAAATAATTCTTTACAATGGTAAGAGAGCATCTGATGAATATCAATCATTGCATGATAGATACCTGATGTTGGCAGATAAAGGTTTGAGAGATGCGGCGGCGGCTGCAAATTTAGCTTTGGAAGCTGCTTCTAATAGTGTGGATACTATCTACGCTAACACCGCAGCTACTACTGCAAACCAGATCAATACACTTGGAAAAGAAGAGGGATGGTGGTCATAATGCAAATAGAAAAATATAATCCAAATCAAAGTCCTGATGTAAGTGCTGGTGCATCTTTTTCATTAACTGGGGAAAAGAGTTCAGCACCTAATATGTACACAGGTGCAGATAAGAAATATGCGGCGTTTAAGAACCTTGCCGACACTGCTTTTGACATAACCATGCAGATGAGGGACGCAGAGCAGGTAGCTTCTGTAAATAATGCGATGGCTGAGATATCTAATAGAACTAATCTTCTTGTTGATGAAATTACTAATAACCCATCCTATTACAATAAATTATCATATGATGGTTATATAAAGAAATACGAAGATAGTATGGATAAGTTATATGCAGATACAATGGCAAAATCTAATATAAAGAAAAAAGAGTATCTTGCAAAAGTAAATGAAAATTGGCAAGAGTTGAAGATTAAAGGATATATCAATGTAAAAGCTACGGCTGATAGATTGACGGCAGATAGCCAGGTAGCATCTCTTGATAATATTTCTATGAGTGCAGTAAATACATTTATTAATTCAGGTGGTACAACTTACAATTCTACCATAGTACCTGCTATGGATGCTATAAACACAGCCATTGGTAAGGGATATATTACTACTCAGCAAGGTGAACAACGAAAAGAAGCACTCATTAGTAGTTCCGTACTTGGTAATATACAAAGAATGATAGAAACTAATCCAGATGCTGCAATATCATTATTGAAATCTAAAACCTACACAGAAGGTCAGGCACCTAATGATGTAATAACTAAATATCTTGATGAAACCAAAAGGACTACATTGTTAGCTCAAGCAGAACAAAATTCAAAAACATTGCGACAGAATAATGCGGAAGAAATAGGATATACTACATTATATAATAAATACAATGGGTTTAGTACGATAGATGATGTTAGTAAAGCGATAAAAGAGGCGGAGAATCCTGAACTATTCAAATTAGAAGGTAATGTAAGAGATGGTATACTGGCCCGGCTGGATAGAATTAAAAGTAATATGGAAACCAAATCAAAAACAGCCGGTGTAAATGTACTAGAAAGTATCTATGAGTCTATGTATGTAAGCGAAGACCCTACTAAACTTCCTACTGCACGCTCTATAATGTCTAATCCAGATCTTACCCCTACGCAAAGAACTACGGCACTTGGTGTGTTGAATAAAAGAAAGAAAGAACTAGATACAACTAACGCACAAACCTACCTAGAAGTTAAAGAGCAAATACTGGATGGTACGCTGAAAGATAAATACGAAGTAATATCTCTTGTAGGAGATGGCCTATCATATAAAGACGCAATGAAATTAGGAAATTTAGTAGTAACGGGTCAGAATAAGCAAGTAGATGAGGCCACTAAATATGGACAGAAAGAAATAGCAGCATCTATAAAAATGTATAATAACGATAGCCTTAATGAAAAAATACCACAAATGCAATACGAATTTGATAAAGCATTACAAGACGCATTGGATAAAAAGAAGTTAGAGGAACCAACCTCGTTTGATTTAGTAAAAGAGTTGGATACCAAAGATGCTAATAGTACTTTGTCTATGACATTAAAAGATTATGTAATGACTGATAATAAAGCAATAACAGAAATAGTGGGTGGGGACGAATCCAATAATGTAATGGTAGCGTCAATAGTGGCTATGAAATTGCAACGTACAAAAGATTTGAGCGATGAGGTTATCAATGATCCATTATTAGCAGAAGCGGCTCAAAATATATATAAAACAAAAAAGAACACAAAATTTACTAATGCTACTCTTAAAGCCGAGATTAATAGATTGAGAAATTTATCCATAGATAAAACTAGTAAAGAATATACCGATGCAATAGAGTATTTTAAAAGTAATGGAATTACTAATCCTTCAGAAACCCAAGTTATACAATTAATGTATAAAGCACAGCAGGTAAATAAATAATGGCAAACTTATACGAAGGCATAGATATTTCAGATATCAAAGCGGAAAACGATACCAGGGATACTGGTGGGGATAATATGTATAGTGGTATAGATATTTCAGATATCATCAATACTCCTACAATCGAAGAGCCCCAGCAGGATAATAGTTTACGCCATAAATTATTGACTGTTGCGGCCAAAACTGTGCTAAGAACCGTCCCCGGCCTAGCACCTATAGTTGGTATATCTGATATATCAAATATTACTGAAGAGCCTGTAAGTTCAATATTTGCTAATATAGAAGAGCCCAATGTAATCAGAGAACAACTTACCCCTGAAGAACAAGCTAGGGAAGTTTTTGAACAACAGAAAAAGAAATTGTTAGAGGGCAGGTATGGTATGTATACCGGTTTAGCTGCTAACTATATGGAAGCTAATTATCCAGATATGGCAATATCATCTGTTAATATACCTGTAGATTTAATTGTTGAAAATCATAAGAAGGAACAACTTGCTGTAGAAGAAAAAGAAGCAGGCACATATGATTATGGTACTGATGTTGCTGGATTCTTAGCGCAGAGCTTGGTGGCGGCTGGTACTTATGGTGCAGTACAACCACCCAAACTTGAAGATTACAAACATTCTACCAAACCTACAGTATCCAATGTAATAAAAGAAGGTGTGGAATCTGGTGCTTTAGGCACTGTGTGGCATGCAAATGATTACTTTCCCACCTCACCTGGATATACAGAGGCCTTATATGAGCAACTTCCGGGCTGGAAAAAAGCATTGTACAATATTTCAGCTGTGTCAGCCGATTTACCAGTATATTCTGCAGCTGCAGTCGTTACTACACCCTTAGAAATGATACCCGTAGCAGGTCCATATATGCATGCTGGTGCAACTTTTGCTATACCTGGTGTAATTAGAAGACACTACGCCACTAAAATTCAGGTGGGGGATGTAGATAATTGGAATGATTATTGGCACGATTATATGAAACCAGATTTACAAACAGCTGCCAAAGAGGGTATTGTGGGGGCTGTAACGTTTGGTGTAAATAAGTACACCGGTAATATAACTTCCAAATATGCTGATAAGTTAATGGATAAATATACTACTACATACGGTGGCCGGCTTGGTATAAAAGCAGGTCAGAAGGCCGTAACTTTTGCTGTAGATGATGCGGCATTTACTCTTACTGGGGATGTGTTACACCACCAGGCCCCATCCCTAGAACAATTCGTAGATAATGCAGTAGTACTTTCATTTATACATGGGCAAAACAAATTACAAAATAGAGCTATATCGGGTATTAATACTAAAATAGCAGAGCACAAAGCTAATAAGCTGGTAGATATTTATCGCAAAGGTAATTTTTTGTCTTTGGATAACATCAATAAAATATTCAAAGAAAATCCACAGGCATTTGATGACTTTATGAGTTTGAATACGGATATACCAGATATATTCAAAATAGATAGTGAGCGCAAAGTTGTAGAACTAAAAATAAATCAGGCTGATGTAAAGCAAAGTAAAGAAAAAGTAATAACGACTAGAAAAAAAGTCGATGCCAGTTTTGATGAGCTTATGACTTTGCTACAAAAATCAACAGACAATATGTTGGATTTAGAGACTTCTAAAGCTACTAGTGAAAAAATACAACAAATGTTTACTAATAAAGATAGTGATATTAATACTGTATTAAAATCAGCAGCAGATTATTACTACAAAATTGGTCTATTAGAACCAGATGCTGCTACTACAGATATGGGTACGCTTATAATAAAAAATATGCGTATCGAAGAAGAGTATTCTAAATTGGTTGACGAAATAACAACCTTGCGAGGCAAATTACTAAAAGAACCCATCACCAACCCTGACGAAACCAGGTTTGTCAATATGGTTGAAGATGCTGATGCTCAGAGAAATGCTATAGTTCAGTTGAAAGAAAAATACAACGCCATACTACCCCTAATAAAAAGTCTAAAAGTATTAGAGGGTATGAAAGATAAAATGATGGGGTTGGACAGATCTAACGCCATGATGAAAGAATATAGGTATAGTTATAAATTCAATCCGTGGGTAGATGAAAATAATAAAATAGTAGATAATACTCTAAAATCTGTATATGCCAGAAATAGGGAAGAAGCATTAGAAAAAATAATTAAAGCGGAAGAACGTGAACCGGTACGAACCGGGCCATTAACTGCTGAAGATTTACGCTTTATGAAGGCTCTGCGTAAAGACTTTGATGCGGCTTTGACTGAACTAGCTACCCTCAAAGATGCTTTGGCTGCAAATGCCCCAAAATTCAACTACTCTAATTTACAATATAAATTGGCCTTATTATATCAAGAGAAATTCCCAGATATTGTTAATAAATATAGCCTAACAAACGAAACGTTTGAAAAACGTGTTGTAGAGCACCAAGATGTTTTGGGATATATTAATGCTTTGTATACTAAGCTCATAATGGATACAAAGATAACGGCCGATGGAATAGTACCAAAACTAGACGTACTGACTAAGAAGAAAATTCTAACCGAAGAAGAGCTTGCTTTGCAAAATAAATTAAAGGCGGACCTGATCGAAACCAATAAAACCTTAAGTGCTGGGTTGGATTCTTTTATATTAGAGGTAGATAACTACCTAACTGATGTAGTCCCAGCTCAAAATAATGAACGGCCTTCTGAGTTGAAGTTTTTTTACGAATTGTCTGCGGAAAGCGCGATGGTTAAAGATGTGTTAGAAGATACAGTATTGTCGAGTTATATAAATAAAACCACCTTCAATGATATATTCCTAACTACTAAGAAAGAAACGGATGTTGCTATGGAATTAGAAGCAAATAGAAACCGCTCAGTAGCAGATCATAAAACAATGGTAGACAGCTTCAATCAATGGATGGCTGAGTTTAAGAAACCATTCCAGACATTACCAAAAACAGCTAGTTATTCAAAACTACGTTTTAAATTATACATGTTGGATAAGATGAATTCAGTAAAAGCTGAAGAGGTTATAAACAGCCTAGATACTATGGTGGGCAAATTATCTAAAGAAGAACTTACCCTGTTTGAACATGCGGTAATAATGAAAGATGAATTAGAAACTATTAAAATAAATATTAGTAATGCTAAAGACGCAAATAAAAAACTTAGTGCCTCAGAACTTAAAGCCATGTTTCCAGAACGAGTACATACTACGGCCTGGTTCCAGGGTATGTCATTAAGTGAAATAGTTAATTATGCACAGCAGAGGATACGTGAAGCTGAAAGTAATCCTGCTATAAAAAGGGCTTTGGAGGGTGATAAGGCTTACATGGATAGTATAAGGACGGCCCTTATAAAGTCTGCAAAGGCTAGAGGTATAGATCTTACCGGCAAACTATCTAAGAACGAGTACTTTAGAAGAATCACTGTTGAATACGCAAATTCTAAAATTAAATCTGGTAAGGCCCAAGTCGGCGCCAATAAGTCTTATATGATGGCTAGAACTAAAACGGGTACGGTATCGCCGTTTGAAACTAATTATAGAATAGCTAGATATGAGATAGCCCATAAACTATTAATGGATATTGAGATCAACAAGCTGTTGGTGTTTCTAGAACAGGAATACAGCAGACCAAGAAAACTAGCATTGTTAAACAAACTTAAAGAAAATATAAACATAGGTGCCAATTATAAGAATGTGTCTTGGAAAAGTTTTATAGATCAAACTAAGGAATCAATCTGGGATGCTGATAGAATGGGTTCTAATTTTACAGAAGAAGATGCTATCATTAATAAACACATAGAAGATTCAATAAAAAAATATTTAGAAACAGAAAAAAAGCTAACAGAAGACACTACAAAAACACCAGAAGAAAAAGAACAACTAAAAGAACAACTATTAAATAAATTGTTGGGCAAAAACCCAGAAATGTCCGATGAAAACTTTATATTGCAGGAATCTGCGGAGTTTTCACAAGTATTATTATTACCAAATGAGATAATTGAATCTCTAAATACAATAACCCAGGTATATACTAAAAGCAATCCTTGGAGAAAAGGTATAGGCTTGTGGAAACAATGGCAAATAATGAATCCAAAGACTGCTCTCAAATATAATATTAGAAATATGGAAGGTGATTTTGAAGCCGTAGTTGCTGGTAATTTACATACTCTTACTAAAATAAAAGAAGCGTGGGCCGACATGGTTGCTGCTGCTGAAGGCAATTTTTCTGAAAATATGAAAGAGTATAGGTCAAGGGGTGGGAATCTAAATACATTACTACAACAAGAAATTAATGAGGGCAAATACCAAAGTGTTAGTGAATATTTTATCAAGCAAGATGCTGGTAGTAAAAACCACAACCTAGTAAAAAGTTGGTTTGACAAAGCGTTTCAAGCCTCTAATGCTAGAGAAACATTGTTAAGGTACGCAACTTTCCTTTCATATAAAGAGCAAGCGCAAAGGAATCAATTCGGAGCACCTGATAATTTTGGAGCCTCTTCTCCAAAAGAAGTAATGGCACTGTCTGATATCAACGATAGGGCGTTCGTGTTATCTAATGATTTATTAGGTGCATATGATAGGATAGGTCCATTTAGTGTTTGGATGAGACAGACCATGTATCCGTTCTGGTCTTGGACAGCAGTGAATGCTAAAAGATCGCTTAGGCTAGCCAGAAATGCATTAATGTATAATAAAGATATGCGGGAACTTGGTATCAAGGTGGTAAACAAAACTACTCTGCCAGCAGCATTGAAGGTTAGCACAGTGGTAGCAATGAAGTTAGGTCAATTAGTATTTGCGGCTACTGCTTTGCAATCTATCGCACAAGTATATAATAACATTATGTTTACGGAAGAAGAACAAGACTTACCTCAAAATATTAAGGATAGTTTCCATATTATATTAGGTAGAACAGAAGCTGGTGAAGTATCCTACTTTAGTAATCTAGGTGCATTTAATGATGCCTTTCAGTGGCTTAATGTTGATACTATACCAAATACTTTAGGAGATTTGCTTAGCAGGGGTATGAGCATGGAAGATGCAGTAGTAAAATATGTTGATGATGAATTTAGTGTATTTAAAACTGGCGAGAAATTTCTTAAGAATCTTACTAATAAATTTGTACAGGGCTTTGGCCCACAGATTAAGCTTCCAATAGAGTTGGCTTGGAAAAAAACAATATTTCCAGATATGTGGAATGCTAAAACTGTTCAAGATAGAACTGCCTATATATTCCAATCGCTCAGATTAGAAGAAGAATATAAAATGATAGCTAACAGACTGGGTATTAATTATCCATTGAAGGATAATTATTTTGGAAGACTACTAAAAAATACGCTAGTCTATTCTGCTGATCCATATCAATCTGCGTATTTTAACACGATTAGTAAGGTGCGCTCTTACAAAGAAAAGGTAGGTGAATCCTTCATAGCTAGCAATAAAACACCGAAGGGTGAGGCTCTTTATAATTATAGATTATCTGTTTTATATGGAGATGACGCGGCCGCAGAACTATTCTATGAAAAATATATGGAGGCTGGCGGAACTACAAAAACTCTCAAACAATCCTTAGAAAATATGCACCCACTTAATGGTCTAAGTAAAAACCAAAGGACAGAATTATTGACGAGTTTAACTGATGCAGAGTTTGACGAGTATACTCAGGCTTTAGATTACTATCTAGCCCTAAGTGTGGGGGACGTGGAAGGAATAAAAGAAGGAGATCCTTCTGGTTTACCCAAATACATAGCCTATTTCAAAAAGTTATTTTCTACCGAGGAGGACGCAGCAGATGATACTGATACCTCCACATTAGATAGTATAAAAAACTGGTGGACAAATATGAGAGCTAGTAACGAGGCTAAGTATGAGGAGTGGCTTAGTAAACATAATGTAGCACATAAACAAATAACAAAAGAAGACATAGATAAAGTTGCTGGGCTAGCGATGGCCGGTGTAAATATAACAGGAGAACTAAAAACTGTAGAAGAAATTCTAGCCAAGCTTGGTAACTCTGGAAAAGTAATATTAGCAAAAACCCCTCGCACAATAACTAATGCTAAAGACATAGCGACCCTAGAAAAAGAGTTTGAAACTTTACCAGAAGCGTTTAAAAATACCGTAAAACAAGTAGAACCACTATTCAAAAATAACCCAGAGTTGGTAAATGATATAGAGAAACTTTCTTTCAAACAAAAGAAACGCCTGGCAACCAAGGTGACAAATACTATAGAAAAAGAGTTTGGAAAATTGGGCGAGGAACTGGAATATAACGGTGTAAAAAATGAGCTACCATATACCTCTAAAGATGTTGAAGACGCTATCAATTACACCATACAAACTTTGGGTAAGTCCCAGGTAGATAAAAAAATAACTGCGGCTAGTAAGGTGGTCGAGGAAGTAAATAATAAATCAATGGATGATATACTTAAAGAATTAGAAGCTATATTAAAGAGAGGTAAATAATATGACGGTAAGCACCTATTCACCAGTATCATATGTTGCGGATGGTTTAACCACTGATTTCATATTCAACTGGAATCTCTGGGATGAAAATGATATTTGTGTAACAATTGTTCGAGGCGAAGAGTATGATGAACAAGATATAAACTATGACTATACAGTAGTCAGTGGTACATCTACTGGTGGGTGGGTAGTATTTAATGCTGCGCCTGATGATGGGATAGTACTAATAGAAAGTAATGTTCCATATACCCAGGGAAGTGACTACCAAGAAAATGGTTTGATTCTTGCCAGTACTATTGAACAGGATTTCGACAAGTCAGCATTAAGAGATGCTCAATTGAATAAAATGTATGATAGAACCTTGAAGGTTCCAAGAACAGAAAGTTCTGTGGCTGAAGTGCCCCCAATTTCTGTTAGGGGAAATAGAATATTTATGTGGGACGAGGGTGGAAATCCAACAGTTAGCACGGTAACAGAAGAGCAACTAGCCACATTAGTACCAAGTTCTGGGACTGCAACTTCTTATACGGTTGTAGGAACTGTAAGTGGAACAGCCAGTATCAATCTCTATGCAGACAATGGGGATGACATTAGTAAAAAATGGAGAACGGTCGCCAAGGATGCTGGCTCTTTTGCAATCCAGTCTTTTGCCACCGGGGATTGGGTGGATGCTTTCGAGATAGACACGGTCAATAGTGGTACTTATAATATCATAACTATGGAACACAACATAAATACTTTAACAGATAAAACCACAGATCTTTCCACTTTAGATACTGCGGCTTATTTGAAGTTGTCTGGAATAGAAGCTGGGGCTACTTTAGGAGCTATATGGGGATCCACTATTGCTGGTATACCGGCGGATATTTATTACAAAGCCACTGATACGTTGGATGATATAGATGATGGCTCGGAGTATAAGAAATTATTAGCTACTAGTATAGCTGCTGGTAGGGTGGTATTGAGTGAGGCTACAGGAACCCTGGACGATATAGAAAACGGAACTACGTGGGGCAAAATAGCAATAACCGATATTCAGTTAGGCCATATATTATTAGGTGAAACTGTGGGTGATCTTGACGACGTTGCTGATGGTACTACCTATGGTAAAACAAATTTATTAATATTAGACTCAGGATACATTACTCTGTTTGGTCAAGATGGTGGTGATGATGGGTATATGACTGCCACCTCATCGGGTATACAAGGTTATGTTAATGATACCAAATATCTTGATCTTAATACTAGTGGTTATCTATACCTAGGTGATCAGGCAAATGAGCATATAAAATTATCGTCAGCAGGTATGGAATATTACGATGGTGCAACTCGTTATGCCCAATATGGGGCATCAACTACTATAGGTAGAACCACTACTGGTTATGGTAATATTCTAATTACATCTGCTGGTATTTATTTAAGAAGTGGCACCACCACTAAATTATCAATTACAGATGATGGTATATCTGGTTCAACTAATTCTTTTGTAATGGCCTATAAAAATGCCACTAGCTCTAATCAAACCGGAGACGGTACTTGGGTAACATTGGTTTGTAATACTGAAATAAAAGATATAGAAGGTGATTATGTTGCAGCTACTGGGGTTTATACTGCTAGGGCAACTGGCTTACATTTCTACCATATTGCTGCAATGTTACAAACTAGTGGTACCCCAGATATACATGATATTAGATTAATACATAAGAACTCAGCAGGTACAATATTAAATACATACTATGGTAGTTATATAAATACAGAAGGTGGAGGACATATCCAGACAATGACCGGTAAGTTAGATGTAGTAGTTTATATGACAGCAGGTGATTATGCATATGCACAAGTAATGTCAGATGGTGCAAGTAAAGCAGTAGACATTTATGGTGGTGAAGAAATTAGAACCTATTTCAATTGTGGTATTCAAAATCTAGCCTAGGGGCAATATATATGAAGAGCAAATTTCTACGGTATGAAGGTCAATTCGCGGAACCCCAATATAAGGTTGTGGAAGCTACTGATATTAGTGGCTTAGAAGACTTTATTATTACAATATCTGGACAAGAGCCTGAAGTAATACCTATAGCTAGAACACATATAATAAATCAAGATAACCTACTTACTCAATATGTGGTATCAGATGGTTTCTATATAGGGGCTTGGCGATCCAACGCTACTGGTATGGATTGGAGAAAATCTAATATTGGTATAGGTATGTTAGCAAATACTAGTACCACTTTAACAGACGATGATTACGTTCAAGAATCTATGCTAGAACATATTAGGGTTCAGATAGATAAGGCTGAGCGGCCTTGGGTAGTAGCTACTGCCTATGCGGCTGGAGCTATAGTTAGTCAACCAATTACTGCGGCCGGGATTCAAACTTTATGGCAGGCCCAAAACGCCGAGACTAGTGCTACGACAGATGGTTTCTATACTGAAATAGATACTTGTACCTCATTTTATGGAGAAATTCCAGGCACCCTAGAGGTTAGACAAGGCAGTGATACTTCTTATAATGAATCTATTTGTTGGAGTCCTGATTTAAGACTATTTGTGGCAGCAGCAATAGCCGCCTCTACTTATGGCCCCAGATTCATGACTTCGTCTGATGGTATAACCTGGACAGATATATCTGGTCCCTATTATTATTCGTATGCTCGACCTACTTGGCAAGATGTTTGCTGGGCTGGTGGTAGTATACAAAAGTTTATAGCAGTAGGTTTGGATAGTGGTACTGGTATGAGTCTGGCCTATTCTTCTAATGGGTCAAGTTGGAATGGTAGTGGTTATATAGCATATGGTACTTTGTCAGTATGTTATTGTAGTACTAATGATAAATTAGTAGCTATGACTCAGGGGGTTGCTTATACCTCAACCAATGGCACTAGTTGGACTGGTCATTCAGATACAAGTTTAAATGAACACGAGTCAGCAAGGGTTTGTTACAGCCCTGAACTAGATATGTATGTATCAGTAGGTAATAATTATTCAGAAGACAGGGTAGTTATATCCTATGATGGTGAAAGTTGGGGGGTATCAGTTACTGGAGAATCTACTGATGAATGGAAAGATGTGTGCTGGGGGGCAGGAGCAAATATATTTGTTGCCACTAGATATAGTGCAGCAGATGGTGGATATATATTTGTAACCTCTACCAATGGTACTAGTTGGACAGATAGAAATTCAGTTGTTTATGATGAACAAATAGCAGTCTGCTGGTCTGAAGCTAGGGATTGTTTCGTAGCCTATACAGGAACTACAGCTCTAACCTCTGCAAATGGAATAACATGGACTACTCTTGAAACTATATATGATGCAAATTGGAGTGGGGTAACATATGCCCCTGAAATAGACACCTATTGTGGGGTTTCTTCGGCCTCTAAATACCATTCATCCCTAGTGTATACTGGTAGTACTGCTGGAGATTGGGTACTTGAATCAAACTGGACTGGGGCAGAAACTTTATCCCATACTGGTAGCGCGGATACTGCAACATATAATACTGCTATAGATTGTTCTGGTTCTGATTATATTGGTATCACTTTTAGTGTAGTTAGTGTTACAGGTAGTCCCACTATTACAGCTGCTATAGATGGGGTAAGTGCTACTTTCAACTCAGCCGTGGCTGGTAAAAAGATTTATGCTACAATACCTAAAACAGATAGTTCTGGTGTATTAACCATAACCTGTGCTGGTACAGTAGAACTAAATAATATGTATGTATACGAAGGTTATATGCCTGGAGTAACAGAGGTTGTGGATGGGGATATAACTTGGCGTTGTTTTGGTATTTTGGATGAAACCTATGATAGTGATTGGGAGCTTGTAAATACTAATGCTGACTTAATAACCTATAGTTGTCCTACTGGGGACGATGGTTCTGCGGCAACCTTAATATATGCATTAGAGCAGCTAAGACTGGGTGAATATATTCCAGATACATTTTTTGATGAACAAAGTAAGCACAGTGGTTATACATATATTGAGGCCCTGAAAGAAATTTTGGCCGCCAACATAATAGATCAAATTGACGATCACCTAACTTACGCATTTCAGAATGCTATACACCCAGAAACTGGTACAGCAACTTATAAATACCTAACCAATAATTGCGAGGTGTGGGCAGGACTTAATGCTGCCTATAATTTCTTTTCAGATAGTAGGTGTGGCACTGCTACAGCTTATTTGAATAGTCTGAATATGTACAGGTCTATGATTGAGGGTGGGATACAAGACTTATACAATTCTGCGACCGGTTCTTTCCTATATTATGCTGGAGAGAATGTACTTTCCAGACCAACTACTAAAACATTTGATCCTTATTTGAGTTGCCAAACCTGGCCCTGCCTATTTGAAGTGCCAGTAAGCTACGAGGCTGCCAGCAATGCCGTAGAATATATGAGAACTAACTCTTCCGAATGGTGGAAGGATAATTTATCGGCCTTGGGTAGTCATACCGGTTTATGTAAATTTGATATAAACAATTACTATGTAAAAGAAATTACTGAAGCAGTAGAAACTAATAGTTTACTTTATACAGAAACTTTTCCGACTCTGGATAATTTAGGTTACTATATATACATGATGACTGGGGCTGCCCAAACAGTTGGTGTAATAAGGCGCCACGATCAACTAGCAGGCCTAACAGACGACGATCACCCTCAGTATCTTACAGAGGCTAGGGGGGATGGCCGTTATTATACTCAAGATAATCTGAATGAGGGCCAATTAGATAGCAGATACTATACCGAATACGAAATAGGGGTAACCTTAAGCGGTATAAATGATACTATAATAACTACTAGTGGTGTG